ACCCAGGACCTCATACCATATGGTACATCATTAATTATTTCTTGAGTCAATTGAATTGCATCTGGAGGGACAACTAAACAAAATCCAATACCAAGATTGAATACATTTCTCATCTCTTCCTCAGCAATATCTCCTGCCTTCTGGATCTTGTTAAAGAGTTCTGGTCTCTCCCAAGCATTATAGTTCACATCAACACTAAGACCCTTTGGAAGGCATCTAGGGAGGTTCTCAGGCAGTCCTCCACCTGTAATGTGTGCCATACCAAGGATAGGAACATGATCAAGTAGGCACTGGATTAAACGGGCATAGATGGTGGTTGGTCTCAGTATTTCTGGCATCTCCTTATAGGAAATTAAATTTTTATCTATCATATCATTTATAAGTGTGTATCCATTACTATGAAGACCACTACTTTCAATACCAATGACTACATCACCAGGTCTGATGTTACTACCATCAACAATATCATGCTTCTCTACAATACCAGTACAAAAACCAGCAACGTCATAATCAGTTTGTCTATAATGCTCTGCAGTTTCTCCACCTATCAATTCCATTCCAGCCATAGCACAACCAGTATTGACTCCATACACAATATCACTAACATTAGAATCAAGTGATTTGGCAGAGATGTAGTCTAGAAAATATAATGGTTTAGCACCAGAACATATAACATCATTGACGCACATAGCAACAAGGTCTTGACCAATAGTGTTGTAATCATCAGCAATTCCACAGATGTTCATTTTAGTTCCGACGCCATCAGCACCAGATACAAGCACAGGTTGTTCATATTCTGATGGGATTTCCATCATTCCACTAAAACCACCAATCTTAGGCACCAGTACTTTTAGATACTCTACGAAAGATCGACCTTTAATAATATCAACACCAGCAGTCTTATAATCCATTAGTGAATTTCTCCTTTAATAATTTTCTCACGGTTCTTTAGTTTCCATACAATATAATCTATAGTAGGGACACACTGGGGATTCCATCCAGCAAAGGTGGAGTGTTCTCCACTTGGAATCTGCCAACAGGGGGAGTCATCGTTTTCAAGGTCTAGTGACTCACGATATGCTTCGTCACCGAGTAAAACAACTGCTCTCTCAGCAGCATTCAAACTGGTGAAGCAAGCAAATCCATTTTTCTTAATGATATCAGGGATGTGATGCTTCACTTATCTATATTCCCACATAAAAGATCTATCTCCATATTCATCTGCTTTAAACCATCTATCTCCCTCATCATCTGTAAAACTATCGTCATCTAATCCATCTGTCATAAAACCAAACGGTGCCATGTCTTGTTCAATTTGATTTTTTTGTTCATCATACAATCTTTTTCTTACATCCTGATCAGTCAATTCTTTAAAGTAGTCCATTTGGACTAACCAAGCGTAGATGACAAGGCACATAGCTAAGTCGTCGTTACATCCCTCTTCTGCCTCAAAAGAATTACTTTTTGAAATAAATGTAGTCAACTCTGAGATAATCTCATAATCAGAGAAAATAAGTTTATTTTCTTCAATCAAAGTCTTTAAATTAAGAGATCCAACTTTCTTTACAGTCTTGGACATCTTAACCCCAAGTTGAGTTTTCTTACCAGAAAATCCTTGTCCCACAATTTGACCTGCTCTACCTCTCATTGAACACATCAGTAGGTTTTGATATTCTAAGTCATATTGTATGATACTTGCAACCTGATCACCAATATCATTTACCTCACATAAAATATATGCTTCATTAAAATTTTTTGCTACTTCATAGATGATATTAGGAAATAGCATCGGTTTAATTTCATTGTTCCTATATTTGGCAACAACTTTATGAGGAAACTCTGTAATATCGACACAAACAAATGCAGAGTAATCTGCTCCAACACCTCTTGCTACGTCAACTGTCATTACATAATCATGATTATCTTTTGGTGCCTCATATACATCCAATCCTGCATTTCGTTTAATTGGATTTTCATATACCAATGATCTCAACTTACTTGGTGCAATTAATGTATCAACTGATCCTAAAAACTCACACTCAAACTCAACTTTAAATTGTGCTTCGGATGTGTTTGCAATTGTTGTTGCTTTCCACTTTTCATCTCTACCCGGAACTTCTGACCAATGAACATCAGTAGGAACGTATTCATTTTGCGATCTTTCCGCATCATGCCACATACGGTAGAAATGATTCATACCATGTGGAGTGGAAACTATGATGACTTTTGTGCTTTTACCAGAAGTAATAGTAGGATAAACAGATGCAAAGAAGGAATCTGCAACATGGTTTGGAACGAATGCAAATTCGTCGAGGAAGAGGATATTGAACGACATGCCTCTGACAGCACTTGCAGACGTAGAAGCTGCCAGTATCTTACTGCCATTTTCTAACTCCAATGAACCTCTGTTCCATACTAACACACCCTGTTGCATCCACTTAGGCAAGTTTTCATATGCAGTCTGCAATCTTCCTAGAAGTTCTCTAGCAGTCGCTGCTTTGTTAGCAAGGATGCCAATATTAACAGAGTCATTGAATACCGCATAATGAAGAAGATAAGAAACAACTGTAGTACTTTTGCCAGTTTGACGGGGCATTTTACAGATGTTAAATCTATTCTCATGAAAATTATTAATTAACTTTTCTTGGAAATGATATGGACTAAAAGATACTAATCCTTCATCAAGAGAAACAATCTTTACATAATTTTTAGCAAAATAAACAGGATCTTGCTTGCATCTCAAAAATTCGCGGATTTGTTCTTCCGTAAATTCAATAGATGTATTTGCTTTTTTTAGATTAGGATTACCAAGATATACTTCACTCATACACTAATCCTCAACAGTTCCAAGCACGCAATGATTTATTGATTCTGCTGTCTGGATCTCTTGCAGTTTTAGCAGAAGTTAATTTCTTTTTCATTCCTTTCATTCGAGCGCAGAATGACGCTCTACGGGGATTTCCAACCTTCTTGCTTGGTGCTTTAAGGTCAGATCCTGGATTATCTCTTTCGTAAGATTTGCGTCCTTTTTCGTTAAGTCCGCCTTCTTTATTTTTCCCTGATTTTTTTGTCCATGCTGCTGCTTCTGCATGGAGAACCGGTTGCCCTGGTTCATACTCTGATACCTGGTAGCTTTGTACTTTTGCGCCAGGATATACTGTTTCGATTGAAGATTGAATCTCCTTTCTACTTGGGACTTTGACTGATGGGAAGAACATTTTAATCATGTATCCCTTGCCTCTCCAATTGAGGACAACGGCAATAATATTTCCAGTTTTTGAGGGAATTCTTACTGCCTCTTTAACTATGTCTGGACATTCTTTGTTGCCATGCACCGGACATTCTTCACCTTTATGGTTATGCATACAACCTTTCTTTTCATCAATAAGTTCAACTTCTTCTTTCTTGGTTTTCTTAACGCAGTTTGGATATCTTTTTCCAAACATAGTTTTCATACCTTTCTTTTCATAACCAGCCCAACACTTCTCATCAATTTCAAATTCTTCTTTCTTAGTCTTAGATTTGTTACCCCAGTTGGCAGCACCAACTTTACGACACTTGACTAGTGCTCCTGACGCATATGCACTTGGCCAAACAGAGTAGCGTGATTTGACTTTATGGTAGCAAGCATCTTTCTTGCCTTCCTCTATGTCAATTTGGTCACCTACTTCAACATTGTTTTCTTCAAACCATCCACGATTTACTTCTAACGCGCACAGAACTTCTCCCTCAGAGAAGACTGAGTTCTCGTCTAATGGTTCTAATTGTTTAATACTTTCGATTGTTCCATCCTCTCTAATGAAAGCAATATCGAGAGGAATTCTGGTCTCAGTCATATGGAATGACTGCTGTGCAACCTCTTCAAAGATAAAGAGCATTCCACTGTTTATATCCAAACTTTCACGGAACATAAGACCTAAGTTAAAGTCTCTAATATTATTAGGAATCTCAATTTGAAGTGGTAGTGTTGTAAATTCTTCAGTCTTCACGTTGATTGCCTTCCCTTTTCTATTTGGATTTGGATCTTTTGCATTTTTTCTACGAAACGCTGCTTGCTCTTCATCTTTGGAAAGATTGCGTTTCATTTTTGAAGAACCACACTTTGGTTTTGTGGTTTGCCCTGGTTGCTTGGCACAAGGTTTTCCAGCGTATTTCCCACCCAGTTGAACCCAACATTCCCATTACCATTTCCATTGCCATTACCATTTCCGTTGCCGTTACCATTTTTCTTAGTATCGTCAACAGAGTGACCGTTTTCTTTACGAAGCATTCCAGCACGACCAACTACTTTAAATCCTTTTGGGATTGGTTTACACTTTTCATCAGTGTAGCAGTAATATTGTCCCTCAGGACAGCGACCGTTCTTTTTTTCTTCGTTCATTTCTTTAGTCTTCTTCTTCATTGAGTTGATATATTTTCTATAAACTGCTGCTTCTGAAGTCTTACCCATTTCTCTTGCTCTCTGTTCCATAGCAACTGCTGCCTGGATTTTGTGAGCATGAGATCTTGATGAATTGCGAATTTTAGAAACAGATGCTTTAGAAGTTGCAACATCCTTAAATCCAAGTCCATGAATCGTTCCTTTAGGATTTTCATCCGTATAAAGGTCAGAGTGCTTTTTGGAATTTGCTGGTTGTCCAGATTTTCTTGGAATACGGGGGTTGCTCATTTTTTTGCTCTTTTTTTACGTCCAGCACAATGTGCCTTTTGTGAGAATCCTTTTGGATTTGAACAGTCAATACTCTTTTTATATTTATTAGACCAAGACTCTTGAAATTGTTTGAACGATTTCATTAGAAGACTCCCATACCAAGTCCAAGTGTTACGCCTGGTAGTTCTACGAAGGTTGTTCCATCATAGAAGTTTATTTTTTTAGTGGTCGTATTGTAAATAATCGCTCCTTCTGCGAATGTTGCTGCATCTCTTGCTGTAGTTGTATACTGTGGAATATAAAGTGCAGAAGATACTGTAGCAATCCCCGCTGTTATATTAGTAACTGCAATATCAGGCGACCCAGATAATCCTGTAGCATTACCAGTTACATTACCAGTTATATTTCCACTAAAAGTAGTGGCAGTTACTATTCCTGATGTTATG